AAATGGTAAGTTAATAAGTTTGAAGATTATTTATATAAAGAAAATAAGGAATATTCTGTATAGGAAGGATGAAAATAAATGAAATTAAATAAATTATATAAGCTACAAGAAGAATTAGACAAAACTATTTTGGAGAATGAGGTAAAAAGAACAGGTAAAGAAATAGATAAGGATTTGTTATTAGACCAAACTATTTTAGCTTTGTTAGTTGAAATAGGAGAATTAGCAAATGCTACAAGGTGTTTTAAGCATTGGAGCACAAAAGGACCCGAATCAAAGGAAAGGATATTAGATGAATTGGCGGATGTTTGGCATTTTTATTTATCCATAGGGAATCAACTGGATTACAAGCTACCTAAAAAGTTCTTTTTGCCTGACGAAGAATATAATTATGTGATAGGAATCGGTACAAAGGTATCCCTTATAGAAATAATATTTATAAAACTATATGAGGGAGTTTCACTATTAGGTACAAGTATGAACAAAGAAGAAGATACGGTATTTTATGATGGAATAGGAATGTCAATCAATATATTGGGAAGATTTTTAGGCTTTACAGAAGAAGAGATCGAACAAGCCTATATGAAGAAGCATAAAGAAAACTATAGAAGGCAGGAGGAAGGATATTAGTGGAGTTTAATTGTGAAATAGATAATATAAAAACTTTAAAGAAAGGTATGAAAATAACATTGGCCATAAATGATAAACAAACCATAGAAGTAATGAAAAATATATACAACTTCATGGATAAGCCAATAACAGTTGATTTACTTATAGATGAAAAAGAGCAAATAGAAAGAATGAAGCAAATCACTCCAGAACAGAGAAAGAAAATATACGGAACACTTAGAGATATAGCTACTTATACAGGAGATAATAAAGAGAATATTAAAGAAACCACTAAAGCAAGTTTTATAAAAGCTACAGAATATGAAGATTTTAGTTTAAGTAATTGTAGTAAAGATTTAGCAGGAAATTATATAGAATTTCTAATTAGATTATGCTTTGAAGCAGGAATACCACTTAAAGAAAATCCAATAGATGGACTAGAAAATATAGAAAGTTATTTAAGAATATGTTTAGAGCAAAAGAAATGCTGTGTATGCGGTAGAGAAGGAGAAGAGCATCACGTAGATGCAATAGGCATGGGGAGAGACAGAAGGACTGTAGATGATAGTGAAAATAGAAAGATGTGCCTATGTAGAGAACATCATACAGAGTATCACAAAATAGGACAAGAAGATTTTGAGAAGAAATATCACGTCTATGGGATTATATACAACGATTAGGGGGGGATAGTTTGGACACTATAAAATCATACAGAGACCTATGTGAAGAAATAAAAATCTGGGAAGAGAGATTAAAAGCGTATGAAGTACAAAAAGAAGCAATAAGAAAACTAGCTAAATTAGATGGTCCTCAGGAAATCACAGGAATAGACTATAGTCAACCAAACGTGCAAAATACAAGCCAAATAGACTTTTTTACAGCTATAGAAATGATAAATAAGATAGATAATCACATATATATACATCAAAATACTATAGAAAGATTAACTAAGATTAAAGAGCAAATAAAACAAAATATTGAAAATATGGACGGGCTAGACAAGAAAGTAGCATACATGAGAGATGTGGAAGGAAAGAAACTTATAGAAATAGCAGATGAATTAGGATATTCAGAAATATATATAAAAAAAATATCGGCAAGAAACCCCTCAACGATAAATGAATAGTATACTAAGACTATACTGACAAGCTATTTTAAACATGATAATATGATAGTATAGAGAAAACATATAAGGATAGTACAACAGACTATACCAAAGATCATTTAAAATTAACTCCTTGACTGCATAAGTTGTGGTAGTATGTAGTCCAATTAAAAAGCCGCAGTAACCACAATTACTGCACCACCTAGCAAGGCTTAAAGGTTGTGTAGCTAGAATTTTGGGGAGGGGTAACAACCTCCCGGACATATTGGCGTGGTGTAATGGTAGCATATCGGTCTCCAAAACCGAGGGTTTGAGTTCGAGTCTCAACGCCTTTGCCAACTTTGCCGATAATGCTGCTCTGAAACAAGGTTCGGCGAGGGGCAGCTAAGATTTAGACAATAAGTAAAATACAAATATAGAAGCAATACAAAATAATAATGTATTCCTCCTAAAAGGCAGGTTTAGTGTAAAAGCTAGGCTTGCCTTTTACATATTAGGTTTACTCGCAAATGATAACAAAGGAGAATAACTATGGATTGTAATAAATGCGTATGGGGTAACGATACAGGGTTAAAAACATTCTGTATGCTACCTAGATGTTTTTTAGATAGATTGATAGAAGATGAAGAAAGAAGGCTAGAAGGACTATTAGATAATGAATTAGAAAATCAATTAGAAATACAAGAGTGTAGAACTAATATAGCAGCAGCAAAAACACTCAAAAGAGGGATAAAATGAAAATACAATTAATCGGTGGGATAACCTCTTTTGTAGGGCATGTCTTTTCTTGTCGAAAAATACATAGAGGATATTGAAAATTTATGTAGAAGTAGGCAGGAAAGAAGGAGGGTGATGGGTTTGAAATATAACTATTCTCAAGAGTATTTACAAAAAGGGGATATAGTTAGAGTTACTCTAGATAAGCAGGCAAATGTGATCTTACTAGATAGTTCAAATTATCAAAATTTTAGAAATGGCAGAAGGTATAGTTATTATGGGGGATTAGCTAAAGTATCTCCATGTGACATAGTTGTACCAAGGACTGGACAATGGTATATAGTAATTAATTTAGGTGGATATAGTGGAAGTGTTAAATATTCAATAAACATAATAAGATAACACAAGATTGATTGAGAGCCTTGATTCAGGCTCTTTTTTCATGCGTATTATTTCCTTCCCAAAAATGCTATAATATACTAAAACATAGGAGGGGATTGTATGTATTTAGGATTAACAGAACAAGAAATATTAGATATGTTAAAAAGAACAGAGATTACACCAGAAGCTATTGCAAAGGTAATAGCTAAAAACAACAAAGAAATATCAAACAAGGTTACTGAAGTTGTTGGTCGCGAGTTGGTAATGAGAACCAAAAGGAGAAGATGATAATATTTTTAAGACACTCAATAGGGTGTCTTTTTTCATGCAGTTTTTAAGTGAGGTGATATAAATGTATAGATTAATTATGCCTATGTTGATGATTTTTGTATGTTTATTCTATCACGATATACCATTAGAGTGGCAGGGTCTTGCTGGCTACATATTAGGTTGTTTAGTAACTTTAAATTCTTGTCTTGGTAAGAAAAAAGAATGATATAAATGGCTAGAGAGTTTGCAAAGAAGTTCTACAACAGTAAGGAATGGATTAAATGCAGAGAAGCTTTTAAGCAATCTAAGTTTGGTGTATGTGAAAGATGTGGACAAGCAGGTTTAAAAATGTTATAATTATACTAGAGGTGAGTATAATGGTAACTGGATATATTTATAAAATAACCTGCAAGAAAAATAATAAAGTTTATATTGGACAAACCATTCAACCATTAGAACAAAGGCTTTATCATCATTTTGACGATGCTATTAATAAAGGATATGATTATGCATTTGCAAATGCAATAAGAAAACATGGTACAGAAAACTTTACAATAGAAGAAATAGAAAGGTACGAATGTAAAAATAAGAAAGAATTAAAAACAATATTAGATGTAGCGGAGAAAAAATATATAAAACAATATAACAGTTATTTAGAAGGATATAATAGTACATTAGGTGGAGATGGCACCCTTGGATATAAATTGTCTAAAGAACACAAGGACAAGATAAGAAAAGCTATAAAAGGACGAAAACATACAAAAGAAAGTATTGAAAAAATGTCAAAGATACATAGTGGTAAAGTATTATCAGAAGAAACAAAACAAAAAATATCCAATACAGTCAAATCTAAAACCACACAAGAACATTTAGATAAGATGGTACAAGCAAGTAGGAGAGTAAATTGCAAGCAAGTAGCACAGTATACATTAGAAGGAGAATTAATTAAGGTATATCCATCATTGGGAAAAGCATCAACTGAAACTAAAATAAGCAAATCAGGAATAGGAATGAATTGCAATGGTCAAAGGAACAGTGCTGGTGGGTATTGCTGGAGATATGTAGATGGAGAAGTGAAACGATATATAAAGACAAATGCCAATATAAATAGTATATCTAATAAATCTAAACCAGTAATTCAATATGATAAGGAAGGAAATTTTGTTAATAAATATAATTCGATTAGAGAAGCTAGTAGGCGAACACAAGTGGTAATATCTAGCATTGTTGAAAATTGTAAAGGTAAGCGAAAAACAGCTGGTGGGTATGTTTGGCGATATGAAGGTGATTAATATGGCAAGAGAATTCGCTAGAAAATTTTATGGAAGCCGTGCATGGAAAGAGTGCAGGGCTTCTTATATTTTATCTGTAAATGGATTATGTGAAAGATGTCTAGCCAATGGCAAGTATGTAGCTGGAGAAGAAGTTCATCATAAAATATATTTAACACCAGAGAATATCAATGATCCTTACATTACTTTATCCTGGGACAACCTAGAATTATTATGCCAGAGCTGTCATAGTAAGGAACACATGAGTAAGTATGATGTAGTCAGGGATGATGTAACATTTGATAGTAATGGAGATTTAATAAGGAGTTGATAGGTATGGATAAGGAAGAAAAGAATGGTTTAGAAAAGATTAGAGATACACTTAGAGAAACTGCTGACACCATAGATGAGATACTTATTTTAGATAAGAGAGAAGACAATGGAGAGGATGTTCAAAAGGAAACTGAGGCAGCACTAGGAAGGTTTACGTTAAAAATGATTGAACTTCAAACATTATCTCAATAATAAGGAGTTGACTAGGGTTGAAAGATTATGATATTGAATGTGTTGCAATGGCAATAGTAAATCATACTAACGAAATAAATAATGTAGATGTGGATATAAGACAAAGAAATAATGATTTATGTTTTGATTATGCTAGGGATAAAATTAAAGATTATATCATTAGCATTGATTTATCAGAGGGTAAGGACTGGACATCTATACCCCCCCTATAAATAAAGGGGAAATCGGCTGCGTGAATACCATGTGCCTATATACAGAAAACACGCAAGAGGTTTTCTTAAGGGGGTGTGGTCTAAAAAAAGGATACAGGAAGAAGGTGATTTTTAGTGGCAAATAAAAAAACTAAAAAAGACTTAACTAAAGATGAAAAAATAAAAAAAGAAATAAGACGACTTAAGAGAATTTATAAAAAGATGGATCCTGATGTAAAAAAAGCAACTCAGTCCCTTATAGAAAATGCCGCTTTTATGGCTGTAACTTTAGAAGACTTACAAGAAATTATAAATAAAGAAGGAGTTATATCGGAATACCAGAACGGAGCTAATCAATGGGGCACTAAAAAATCACCTGAGGTTGAAGTCTACAATACTATGGTAAAAAATCATATGGCTATAATAAGGCAATTGACTGACTTGTTACCTAAGGAGGAAGCAAAAGAAGTAGACGATGGCTTTGAAGACTTCGTGATGATGAAATGAGTGCAGTAAGAAAGATACAATATCCAGAAGACTACAATCCAATCCTGGAATATTGGAATTGGATAAACCTTAATAGAAAAAATAGAAGAAGAACTCCTAAGAAGGTTCATAAAGTCTACAATGAACTAGTTAGGATTGTAAATGATCCTAAAAGTGAGTGGGAGTATGATCCAGTTAAAGGTAATCATGCAATAGAATTTATAGAGAACTACACAAGACATTCTAAAGGTAAAATGGGTGGAAAGCCATTCATATTAGAATTATGGCAAAAGGCCCTTGTAGCTGCAACTTTTGGAATGGTTCATAAAATAGATGGCACTAGAAAGTACCAAGAAGTAATATTAGTGGTGGGTAGAAAAAACGGTAAATCTACTTTAGCAGCTGCTATTGGTTTATATATGCAAATGGCAGATGGAGAACCTGGAGCTGAAGTATATGCTTGTGCAACTAAAAAAGACCAGGCAAAAATAATATGGTTAGAAGCTAAAAGAATGGTTAAAAAATCACCTTCACTGCGAAAGAGGATAAAAACTTTAGTAGCTGAAATAAATAGTGATTTTAACGATTCTTTTTTTAAACCTCTAGGCAGGGATTCAGATAGTTTAGATGGTTTAAATGTGCATTGTGCACTACTGGATGAAATACATGCATGGAAAGATGTAAACTTATATGATGTTATAGTTGATGGTACATCTGCAAGAGATGAGCCTTTAATTTTTATCACTACTACAGCTGGTACAGTAAGAGAATCAGTATTTGACATAAAATATGATGAAGCTGAAAGAGTAATAAACGGATATGAAGATCCAGAAGGATATAAGAATGAAAGACTCCTTCCTATTATTTATGAATTAGACAATAGGAAAGACTGGATAGATGAAGAATGTTGGTATCAACCTAATCCAGGACTAGGAACTATTAAAAAAATAGACCAATTAAGGAATAAGGTTAATAAAGCTAAAGCTAATCCCTTGCTAGTAAAAAATCTACTATGCAAGGATTTTAATATTAGAGAAACAACCCATGAGGCATGGTTAACATTTGAACAGTTAAATAATCCAGCTACTTATGATTTAGAAAAACTAAAACCTAGATATGGCATAGGGGGTTCTGATTTATCTTCAACAACGGACCTTACTTGTGGAACTGTTATATTTATGGTACCAGGGGACAATACAATTTATGTTAAACAAATGTATTGGTTACCTGAAGACTTATTAGAAAAAAGAGTGCAAGAAGATAAAATTCCTTATGATAAGTGGAGAGACATGGGGTTATTAAGAACTACTCCAGGCAATAAAATTCATTATAAATATGTTACGCAGTGGTTCTTAGAAATACAAAATGAATACGACATTTACATTCCTTGGCATGGATATGATCATTGGTCTGCTGAATATTATGTAGAGGAAATGAAGTCTTATTTTGGCAAAGATGGAATGGAATCAGTCATACAAGGGAAAAAGACTTTAAGTGGCCCAATGAAATCATTAGGAGCCGATCTAGAAAGTAAAAGGATTAATTACAATAATAATCCTATTTTAAAATGGTGTTTGAGCAATACGTCTGTAGACATAGATAAAAATGATAATATACAGCCTGTAAAAACTAGTAATAGTAGAAGGCGTATAGATGGCTTGGCAAGTTTATTAGATGCCTATGTAGCATTAGAAAGACACTATGAGGATTATATTAATATGATTTAGGAGGGTTAATAAATGATAGTAATAATAGGAGATAGAAAGATAAAAGCTGATGGTGATGTACAAGTAGATTACATGAATGGGAGAACCGGAATCTATAATTCAGAAAAAACAAAACATCTCATTTTAAATCCAGACTTAATAACAGCAGTTGTTATTAATGAGAAAGAAGAGGTAAAAATGATTTAATTTAATTTAATGTTATTGGTTATAAGGGAGGTGATTTATTGGGCTTATTTGATAAGTTTAAGAATGTTGCACAGGTAGCAAGATATAAAATGATAGTAGATAGAGGTAATGGCTTTTATTCTTGGAATGGTAAACTTTATGAAAGTGATATAGTAAGAGCTTGTATAAGACCAAGAGTAAAGGCGATAGGAAAACTAACCCCTAAACATATTAGAAATGATAAAGATGGAATCAAGATTAATCCAGAGCCATATATAAGATTTTTATTAGAGGACCCTAATCCTTATATGTCGGGGCAAATGCTCCAGGAGAAAGTAGCAACACAATTAGCATTAAATAATAATGCTTTTATTTTAATAATCAAAGATAGTAATGGATATCCGATTGAATTATATCCTATTCCTTGTATGACAGTTGAAGCACTATATAATCAAATAGGAGATTTATTTTTAAAATTCTATTTTCAAAATGGCAAAGTAGCAACGTTCCCTTATACAGAAATAATACATCTTAGAGATGATTATAACGATAATGATATATTTGGAGAACCTCCTGGAAAAGCTCTAACTAGTCTTATGAATATAGTTTCTACAACAGATCAAGGGATAATAAAAGCTATAAAAAATAGTAATATTGTTAAATGGTTGCTTAAATATAATCAAACTTTGAGACCTGAGGACATCAAGAAAAATACAGAGGAATTTGTTAACAATTATTTATCTTTGGAAAGTAGTACAGTTGGAGCTGCTGCAACAGACGCTAAAGCAGACGCAATACAAGTTGAGCCTAAGGATTATGTGCCTAATGCTGCACAAACCGATAGGACTACTGATAGAATATATTCATTCTTTAATACAAATAAAAAAATTGTTCAATCAAGCTATGATGAGAATGAATGGATAAGTTATTATGAATCCAGGATTGAACCTGATGCAATGCAAATGAGTAATGAGTACACTAGAAAGCTATTCTCTAGGAGAGAAAGAGGGTTTGGAAATAAAATAATATTTGAAGCTTCAAGCCTTCAATATGCTTCTATGAAAACAAAATTAGAACTAGTACAGTTCGTAGATAGAGGAATGATGACACCAAATGAAGTAAGAAAAATTATGAATCTAGCACCAATAGAGGGTGGAGACATAGCAGTGAGAAGACTTGATACAGCTCCAATAAAGGAATGAGGTGGAAATAGTGACGAAGAAGATTAATGTAAAAGGGGATATTGTTTCAAGTGGTGACAAATGGATATATGATTGGTTAGGGATAGAAGCTACTAGTCCAAAAGACATTAATAGAGCTTTAAGTGAAGCAAAAGGAGAAGATATAGAAGTTGAAATAAACAGTGGTGGTGGAGATATATTTGCTGGATCAGAAATATATACAGCACTTAGGAATTATAAAGGAAATGTGATAATTAATATTGTAGGATTAGCGGCGAGTGCAGCAAGTGTAATATCCATGGCTGGTAAAAGTAGAATTACTCCTACTGGATTGTTTATGATACACAATGTATCTGGTGGAGCTAGAGGTGATTATAATGTTATGGATAAAACATCAGATGTATTAAAAATTGCTAATCAATCCATAGCGAATGCATACAAAGAGAAAACAGGGTTATCAGACAAAGAATTATTATCATTAATGGATCAAGAAACTTGGATGTCAGCAGAAGACGCAGTAAAAAATAAATTTGTAGATGAAGTAATGTTTGATAATCAAAGCCAATCTATAAAAGGTTTTTATAATAATTTTGGTAGTGGCATACCATATAAAACTATTGAGAAAATAAGAAACACGATTAAGAATCCGAACAATGCAAATAGCAATGAGTCGGATTTTTTATTGCAAAAAACTAAGGCACAATTAGATTTATTAAAATTAAAAGGAGAGATGATTAATGAATAAAAAAGAATATTTAGCTAAAAGACAAGGACTATTAAACGAGGCTCAAAACTTAATCAATGAAGGTAAAATTGAAGAAGCAAATGCAAAAATGAAAGAAGCAGAAAAGCTAGATAATCAATGGGAAGATTTTTCAAAAGCACAAGCAAATTTAAATGCACTAAACACTGACCCTAAACCAGTAAATATTGCTGAATTAGGAAATAATTCAGTTGACGGCACTGTAATAGATTCGTTAGAAAAAAATCCAGTAGCAACCGAAACAGACATATACAATACTGTAGAATACAGAAAAGCTTTTATGAATAACGTAGTGAAGGGAACTCCGATTCCTGAGAGATTTCTAAATGCAGACCAAAACACAACGACAAGTGATGTTGGCTCTGTAATTCCTACAACAATATTAGAGAAAATAGTTGAAAAACTAGAAGCAACAGGAATGATTTTACCTTTAGTAACTAGAACATCTTACAAAGGTGGATTAGCAATTCCTACATCAACCGTAAAACCAGTAGCAACTTGGACAGCAGAAGGTAAAGGTTCAGCCAAACAAAAGAAAACTACAGGTAATGTGGTATTCAATTACTACAAGTTAAGATGTGCAGTATCAGTATCATTTGAAACTAGCATAGTAACACTAGGTGTATTTGAAACAACTATAATAAATAATATTGCTGAAGCTATGACAAAAGCATTAGAACAAGCTATTATATCGGGTACAGGTGAAGGACAACCTACAGGCATATTAAGTAAAACTGCTCCAAATGGACAAAATATAGAGATTGGAGCAAGCGCTGATGTTGATTATAAAACTTTAGTTGAAGCAGAAGCAGCTTTACCACTTGCTTATGAATCAGAAGCAGTATGGTGTATGACTAAAAAGACATTTATGAAGTTTATAGGTATGGTAGATAGCAATAAACAACCTATTGCAAGAGTTAATTATGGTATAAATGGTAGACCTGAAAGAACATTGTTAGGTAGAACTGTAGTATTGAATGACTATATGACAAGCCTTGGCTCTACTATCGAATCAGATGCAGTTGTAGCATTTTTATTCAATTTTAAAGATTATGTGCTTAATACAAACTACAATATAACTGTTAAGAAATACGAAGATAATGATACAGATGATCAAGTAACTAAGGCTCTAATGCTTGTAGATGGAAAAGTAGTAGATGAAAATTCATTAGTAACAATCACTAAGAAAGGTGCAGCTGTTTAATAAGAGAGGGCTGACCTCTCTTATTTTCTTTGTATAAGGAGGTGTGATAATGGCTAAGAAAAAAGCAACTAAAATCAAAGAAACTGATAAAGCTATAATATTTAAAGCAAATAGGAGATTAACAAAAGAAGAATTTGAATTATTATCTGACCTGGTTAAATCAGAAGAAAAGAAAACAGGACTAGAAATTGTATTAATGCCTTATTCATGTGAAGTTGGTGAAGAATAATGATAGAAGAAGTTAAGAACTCATTAAGAGTTAATGGTAGTGATTTAGATATAGAAGTATTAGATTTAATTGACGCAGCTAAAGCAGATTTAATCCTTAGTGGAGTTAATAAAGATAAGGTCCTAGATACAGATCCTTTAATTAAAAGGGCTATAATTTTATATTGTAAAGCTAATTTTGGATATGATGATGTAAATATGGCAGAAAGATTTCAACAATCCTACACAAGTCTTAAAACTCATTTGACATTATCAGTCGAGTATACAGTAGGTGATACAATATGAGAGATTATCGACACAAAATAGACTTTTTACAGCAAGTAAAAGGTAGAGATAAATATGGAGAACTTTTAGATGAATGGGAAGTGTTTAAGGCAGGTATATGGGCCAGTAAAGATCCACTACTTGGCAATGAATTTTTCACAGCTTTAACTACTGATAGTAAAGTAGAAGTTAAATTTAATATGAGATATATTCCTGGAATAACCTCTGAAATGAGAATAAGACATGGTAATGAAATATATGAGATTATAGGTCCGCCTGTAAATGTAAAATCTTTGAATAGAGAATTATTGTGTTATTGTAGGTTGGTGAAATAAGATGAAAATAGAAAATAAATGTATAAAATGTGGAGCAAAACAAGAAAAAGACAAGAAGAAAAGTAACGAAAATTGGGAAGTTTATGACAATAAAGCTAAATGTAAATGCGGTGGAGAATATGGACTATATGTTGATGGTAGATTAATTGGTGGTGAAGATGGTGGGTAAAAGATTGAATAAGAAAGTAAAAGCTAAACTATTTTTATTTTTTGCAACATTAGGAGTCTATGCTTTATTCATTGCTATATGGCAAGGTTTAGAATTATATTACTATGGAGAAGTTCAACCAAGTATTGTAGATTCAATAATAGGAGTGTTTATATTTTACTCATTTTATTTGAATGTCAAACATTGGTTAATAAGGTTGTGGGCTAATGACTAATTTTAATTTCAAAGTAGAAGGTATGGACAAACTCATAAATGATTTAGAAAAACTAGGGAAAGTACCACAAAAACATGTAACATCTAGTTCAAGAAAAGCTATGAATACAGTTTTAAAAGAATCCAGGGCAACTGCACCTTATGATACTGGAGCTTTAAGCAAAGGTATGAAGCTAAAAGGTGAACGTGCTAGAGTAAAGGGTAAAAAAGTATATCAAGTAGTATTTGATGAAAAGTATAATTTTATATTTCAAAAACCTAATAAGGATGGGAAAATTACAGGCTACTATCCAGTATCGCAAGAATATGGATTTTTTGCTAAAAATGGCAGATATATTCCTGGATATAGATTCATTCATGACAGCTTAGCAAATAATACTGGCAATGTAGAAAGAACTATAGTATCAGAAATGCAAAAGAAAATAGATGCTGAAATAGCGAAAGCGGGGTTGAAGTAAGATGAAAATCCACAAGGTATTAGTAGATAAAAAGCCTACAGAGTGCCTATTGTGCCCATTAAAAAAATAGTGGAATTAAATTGGGCCTAAGATGTGGCGAAAAACATACCCGCGCTTACTAGTGATGGGTGGGAAACTACTAGTTGGGTCCCTGACGATAGATGTAAATTTGAAGAGGTGAAATAGATGGATAAAGAAAGAATAAAAAAGATATTGAATGATTTTATTGACTATGTAGATGAGGTACAAGATTTTTCTATAGCAAATGAAGTAGAAGAAATTGACAGGTCTACATTAGATGGTGAAAATATAGAACGAAAACCTACTGGCATAACAAATATCTATATAACTACCTTTAAGGAGCCAAAATAATGGAAGTAGCATTAAGAAACCTAATAGAAAATAACATTCCTGAACTTGAAAATGAGATATACCCCACAAACGCACCAGAAGGGCATACAAAGCCTTATTTAGTTTATACAAGGATTACTACTAAAAAGATAAAAACTCTTGAAGGATTTACGAATAAAGAGTATCTTTCTTTCATGTTTTCAATTATGGCAAATAAATACAAAGATATGAAATCCTTAACTAAAAAAGTTGAGGATTTATTAATTTCATTACCACAAAAGCAATTAGATGGATTTTATATTGAAGATATAGACATAAATAATGTACATGAAGTTTACGAACATGAGCTTAAAGTAAACAGAGGGATTATAGATTTTACAATTTATTTTGAGGAGGTAGAATAATGGGTAAAGCAACAAGAGCATTAGGTACTAAATTGCTAAAAAGCGATTCCGAAATAGGTGGATTAACTTCTATTGGCGGAATTGAAATTACAGCTGATGATATTGATGTAACCACCTTAGATAGTGAAGGTGGATACAAAGAATATATAGGCAGTTTTAAAGATGGTGGGGAAGTTCCAATAGAGGGCTTTTTTGATTCTGACACATCATCTGGACAGGTAGCTTTACAGGACTCATTAGATAACGGAGAAGCAGAAGATTATAAAATTGTATTTCCTACTACTCCAAAAGCAGAATGGAGTTTTAAGGGAGTTGTAACAGGTTTTGGAGTTGGAGACGTAGATGTAGATGGAACAATAGGTTTTAAAGCTACTATTAAGGTTAGTGGAAAACCAACCCTTACTGTAGGAACAACAGTATAAGGGCTAGAGTAAAATCTGGCCTTTATTTTTTATATATAAAGGAGGATTAGAAAATGGCAGGCAATGATGTAAGAATAGAACAAAAGGATTTTAGAACAGCAAGAGTTTTTATTGATGGCAATGAGGTTAAAGGAGTACAGAATGTAAATTATAGCATAGGCGTAGATGAGATGCCTATAATTAAATTAGAATTTATACCAGAAACCCTGAATTCTGATAAAGAACAAGATAAAGGAAACGTTGAATTAAACATTACTATAGATGGTCAAAAAATAGCTGAGACGGTTGTTAAACAAATAAATGAAGAATTACAAAAGGAAGGTAATAAGGAGGTAATTATATAATGAGTTATTATCCAATAGAATTAGATAAGGTGAGAAATTTTAAATATGGAATGAAAGCACTTAGTTTAATAGAAAAGAAGTTTAAAAAACCAATCGCAGAAATAGAAGCAATGCAAACTGGAGCGTTATCAATGGAGGAGTATTCTGTTATAATGTGGGCTGGATTACAACATGAAGATAAAGACCTAACACCTGATAAGGTAATGGAGTTAATAGATGAACACTCAAGTCTTATGGAAGCAACTAAAATTATGTGGGAAGCATTAAATAGTGTATTTAAAACAGGAGAGGAAACAGGTGAAACAAAAGAAAAAAACAAGTAGAAGGTAGTGAGAAAGAACCTTTCACGATTGAAGGTGCTATAGAACTCGCTACCTTTATTGGTATTCCTATGAGTGAATTCTGGAAAATGACACCTTATGAACTGAATATGGCGGCTAAAGGCTATTCTAGGAGAAAGAAAGAAGAAGAAAAAAACCTAATTATGCAAGCATATTTAACTAGCAGATGGGTATGGGCTAAAGATGTGCCAATAGAAAAAATATTAAATAATTTAGAGTTAGAAGTTGAAAAAGAAAAGAAGGTTATGACAGATGAACAAATGTTAGCACAAGTCAAGGCTTTAAATGCTATGTTTGGTGGGAATGTGAAAACTTGTAATTCTTAAGGATATTTTATATTATAATGGTATAAAGTATCCTTAAGGAGGGATTTAGATGGGCCTATATGGTTCGCCAGATGCAGGGGGCTTATACACTAAGAAGGAAGAAAATAAAATTAAAAAAAGAAACAAAAAGCTACAAACAAACCTATGGCTATGGATAGCACTTATAATATTTGACATATTTTTTGTATTAACTATAGGAGTACGATTTGACAGCATATTCACAGCATTGATACTTGATAGTATTATCATAGGAATTATTTCACTTATAACTTTGATTCGTAATCTAATAAAGAAAAATAAAGTTAAAGATGATATTATATTTCTACTTTCAAGTATTGTAGCTTTTTTTATACTTAATTTAATATTAGGAACAGTACTAAATTCAATGTAAAATACAGTTTCAAAGCATCTACAAAAGGTAGGTGCTTTTTTAATGCCTCAAAACAGGAGGTGAGAATTATTGAGTAAATCAAATTTTATAGTTCGTGGCGGTGCTGATTTTAGTCAGATAAAACAAGAAATGGATAAAACCCAAAAACAATTTAAAGGCTTTCAATCCACCCTTAGTACTGGATTGAGCACTATAGGTAAATTAACAGGAATAACACTAGGAACAGCTGCACTCGTGAACTTTGGAAAACAAGCTATAAAAGTATCTTCCGATATAGAAGAAATTCAAAACGTAACGGATACTGTATTTGGATCTATGGCTAAAGATATAGACAATTTCTCTAAAGGTTTAATTGAAAGTCATGGTATGGGAGAATTAACTGCTAAAAAATATGCATCTTATTTGGGAGCAATGATGAAATCTAGCGGAATACAAGGCGACGCAGTAAGGCAAATGTCTAAGGACTTGGCACTTTTAACTGCAGATATGGCATCTTTCTATAATTTAGAATCAGATGAAATGTTTCAAAAAATGATGTCGGCCATGAGCGGCATGCCAATGCCTATGAAACAACTAGGAATAAATATGAATATAGCTAATCTTGAAGCATTTGCACTAAGCCAAGGTATTAAGAAAAGTTGGCAAGAGATGTCTCAGGCCGAACAAGTGATGATAAGATATCAGTACCTTATGGCAGCAACAGGAGATGCACAAGGAGACTTTGCACGTAATAATTGGAACTGGGCCCATAGTGTTAAGATTCTAGGTGAAAAATGGCAAGAGTTTATGGGGATAGTTGGAAAAGGATTACAGGTAGTTATATTACCTCTGGTTAAAGGATTAATTAAAGTTTTAGATTTACTAATAAAAATAGCTAAAAGTATAGGCGAAATTTACACTATGATAACGGGCAAAGAGGTGTCTGTGGATACAAAATCTAATACTTCTATGCCAGATGAGAAAGAAATGGGACCAATGCTAGATATACCAAAAATAAACAAAGATATTGGTAAAACAGGTGGGAAAGCTGCTAAAGGTGAAAAGGATTTAGGCAAAGGAATTGATAAAGCGGCTAAGGCTGCCAAAAAAGCTTTGGCTCCATTCGACGAGTTAAATATATTACAAAAAAACTTAGTTGATAATATTAATGGTGGAAAAAGTCCAGGAGGTTCAGGATCGGGTGGAGGAAAAGGCCCAGGCGGACTAGGTGGCTTTGATGATGGCATAAACAATATGGTAGGGAATATGGAAAATACAATGAAAACCAAAAAGACAGCTGATGATATGAAGAGTATATTTGATGATTTTTTCACTTGGTTTATGAACAAATGGAAGAAATTAAAACAAACTTTAGAAATACCAATTAAAGTACCTGCTCCAATATTTGCGGAACTTCCTAACCCTGTATATAACCCAGACTGGGGTTTAGTACCTCCATTGGTACCAGTACCTGTATTCCCTCCAATACCTGCACCAGTTTATAATCCAGATTGGGGACTAGATCCTCCGCCAATACCACAATTAGTTTTTCCACCGTTATTACATGAAGAATACGACTTATCACTAGAGACAGTAAAAGCTTTAACATCAGGCGCATATGAAAATATAAAAGTTAAAACTGGAGAATTAAAAACTAATGTAGCTACTCAATGGCAGCAAATGAATGAACGTGTTAAATCTGAAACTGCTACTATGCAACAAAGATTGGCTACTACATGGGGCGTTATTGGAGCTAATTATCAAACTCATAGGCAAAATATGGGTGTTATTTCTGCGGGCATAGCGACAGTTATGGCAGCTAATGCAGCAAGAGGAGTAACAACCTCTGGACGAAATCAAAATGCAGGATTATCTGCAATGCAAAGGTCAATGCTTTCATTTGGTAGAAATATAGGAATTGTTGCAGCTGGAGCTAGTATGGCTTTAGCTAGAAACTTAGGAAGTGGATTAAATGCAGGAATTAGGAATTTTAATTCTTTCTTTAGATCAACAAGGCCTGCAATGCAGTCATGGGCAAGTGGATTACTAAGAATGTCTGCTGATTGGGGTAGAAGTTTTGTAAGCAATATAGCAAGTGCACTTTCAACTGCTTGGAGTAATATAAGGAGTTTTGCTTCTTCAACAGGCGGAAAACTAAAAGGTTGGTTTTCAGAGAATAAAGGGACTGTCGCAAAGACTGCTATAGTAGCTGGAGCAGTTGTAGCAGCTGGAACTATAGCTTTAACGTTTCCTGCTTCTATACCTTTTGTAGCTGGAGGATTGGCAAGCATACCAGCTTTAGCTAAAGGTGGAATCACAAACGGTGAAATGCTAGCACTTGTTGGAGATAACCCTGGAGGGCGTGAAGTAGTTTCTCCTTTGGATGATTTGATGGATATGATACAAGTAGCAGTAAGTGAAAGTGGCAGTAATGGCAGTGGAGATGTTTATTTGACTGTAAAAATTGGAGAAGACACCTTGGCTGAAAAAGTTGCATCAGAGATAAACAGAAAATCCCGTTCTAGCGGTGAATCAATAATAGAAATATAGGAGGTGTAGGTATGACTATGATATCTATAAATGGTGTAGACTTACCTACACCATCAAGCTATAAAATACCACAATCTGATTTAGATAGTAGTGATGCAGGCAGGAATGAAGCAGGATATTTACAAAGAGATCGTATACGTCAAGGAGTTTATAAGGTTGAACTTGAATGGAAAGCTATAAAAAGTGCAGATGCTGATAGAATTTTGAATGCAGTTAAACCATCTGCTGTAAATGCGACAATTTTCACTACAGGGGGTATTAAAACTAAAAGAATGTATGTAGGAGATAGGGATGTATCTATAGCGAGATATTGGAAGAAAGATGATGTAAGATGGGATGTTTCATTTAACTTAATCGAATATTAAGGAGGTGATAAATTGTATCCTACAAATGATACTTACAAAGAAAAAGTAAAAGAGTTAGATAGAGTATGGGAAACTAAAGTTGACATTAAACATGAAAAAGGTACATTACATTTAGATGATAAAGATATATCACTAGGTGGAATGTCTGTAACGGAAAAAACACAGCCTGGGGAAGACTTTACTATTGGAGGAACAGTTGCTAGTGACTTGAGTTTGAAGATATTGAATAGAACAGGTGGAGGAAATTTATTTAAACCAAATCAAAGAGCCATTGATAGGACAAATGATAAAGAAGTAAAAATTAGCCCTACAAGTTTTTATATAACTGATTCTTGGGGAGGATATTGTGAAAGAATACCTGTTGGAGAAAAAGAAAAAATCACTATTTCTTTATGGTATAAACTAAGGACTGACACTCCTACAAACTGTACAATTCATCCTATTATGTACGACAACAATGGAAGAGTAGGAACATATGCTTATACAGTAAAAGCAACAAGTGAGTGGCAATACTTTGAAATAACTTTTGAAACTTATGAGAAGTCATTAGAAATGGATCTGCATTTTATATCAAGAGAGGTAGACTCTAGAGTTTGGATAAATGGATTAAAAATTGAATCTGGAGAATACGCTACTCCATGGGAAGATGACTATAGTGATATTGATTTTACAGGAGCTAAAATAAAACCATATGTGATGTTGACGGAAGATGATGAGGGAAGAAATTTGTTAAAAAGAACAACCGATAAGTACCAAAGCATAGATACTGGTACATGGTTTAATAGGTTAAATGAATATCCTAAAGCTTTAAATCCTATAGAAGATTTTGGTCTACAAGTTGGTGATACTATTGTATATAGATTATATTTAAAAACAAATGTGGATGTAGGTGCTGTTGCAAGGTTAACTTTCTATTCAGACGATAATTATAGTGACAAAACAATTATAACAGGTAATGTTATATCCGAAAATAGTGAAGGATATTCAAGTGTAGTTGTCACCTTAACTGAAAAAATGAAATATATTGATGTAAATATTCAAAACGGTAAAGCGGGTGAGATTAATTCCAATATTGTTGAATATAAAAAACCTAAACTAGAAAAAGGAGATACAGCTACCGACTGGCGACCTGCTGTTGAGGACTGGTCTGAACCTATTCCGCTTGGCATATTCAATGTAGATACTCAATCTAGATTTAGAAGCACAATTGAGTTGAAGGCTATGGATAACATGATTAAAATGGATAGGCCATATAGTTACTCTAAACTAAGTTATCCAGCAACCTTGTATCAAATATACGTAGATATATGCACTATTTGCAATCTACTACCTGCTACACATAGTTTTTTACACAAAGACCTATTAATAAAGAATAGGCCAGAAGGTGATTTTAGTTGTAGGGATATTTTAGGGTTTGTAGCCCAATTAAGTGGATCTTTCGCTAAGATAACACGTGATGGGAAAGTTGCACTGAAATGGTACGAGCCTGCAGGGTTAGAACTAGGACCTATGAATAGGGATGATTTCAAACCTTCTGATGAACAAATAGCTATCACAGGGGTTATGTTTAAAGAAAGCGACGAGAAAACATATCTAACTGGCACAGATGATTATGCTATAGATTTGACTGAAAATCCTTTATTACAGCAAGATTATAGTAAAGTTTTACCTGCCATATTAAACAAAATTAAAGAAATTAAATTTAACCCTTACACAGTTAGTAAATGGCAAGGTAATCCTGCCATTGAAGCTGGGGACATGGTAAGACACATTGATGTAGATGGCAATATATTCGACACTATAATAACTAGCTCAACTTATAGGTATGGAATGAAAGGTAGTATGGAAGCTAAGGCAAAATCAGAAATAAACAAAGGATATAAAGGATCTACAAGTAAAAAAATAGCTAATGTAGTGCAAAAGATTGAGAATAATAGAATAGAAGTTGAAGACAAGCTTACTTCTGTAGAACAGGCACAACTCAATGCTATGCAACTAATGGCTAATATGCTTGGAGGGCATGCAATTGTTGAAGGAGACGCCTTTTATATTGCCGATAATGTGGATATATCTAAGGCTAAAAAGGTGTGGAAATGGGGAATAGGTGGTTTTGCATACTACCCTGATGGACTAAACAATCCTCCTTCAACCGCTGTAACTGCCGATAATTCCATAGTAGCTATGCTTGTAGCAGCTAATATAGTTACTGCCGATATGGTTAGAACGGGTATTCTACAAGCAGAGGATGGAAATACGTGGATAAACTTAAACAATTCTCAATTTAATCTTGCAGATATGATAACTTGGGATGGCAAAGAATTTAAAATAAATTTTACTAAAGCAGGTGTGACCTTAGGTGTAGCAAACCTAATAAGAAGGTCAAAAGAAAAACAAAGCAGTGAAGAATATTTTATAGCAGCTTACGATTTAACAGAGGACTGGGAATTAGATACCACTTATTCTATAGCTATAAAAGGCAATATTAATGATGGGCAACAATTTGGAATATGGGCGAATGGTTCCGCTACCAAGGTTACTACATTAGATTATGATGAAGCTACAGGATTATATAAATCAACATTTACAACACCATCTACAATAAATTCTAGAGAGCCTAAAACTTTAAGAGTCTATAATTTTCCTTCTTCTGGAGCAACTAGTTCATCTATAGAATGGATTAAGCTTGAAAAAGGTACAGTTAATACAGATTGGACATCTGCCCAAGGTGAGTTAGATGGTGCTAATTACACCTTTGATGGTTTAAACGCTATCTTTAGAGGTGCTGGTATAAAGATAATAAATGCAGAAGACTATGCTGTGATGGAAAGTACTGTCGATGGTCTACTTAAAATAATGGCTCAAATTACAACAGGTTATAAAGAGGGGTATAATACCTCTATGATAGGAAACGGTATATACTTTGAAGCAAGGCCGCCTAGTGGTAATAAATACAACGTAGGGTATTTAACATCTGGTCTTAACCCATTTGGAGCTACTGGAGACATGGAAGAAGGCCTCTTTTTATCGCACAACTATGGACGACATATAGCAATGGGCGGAGCAACTAATAAAGGGCAGCCTTTTACTTATCTAGTTCTAGATAAAGAAAATAGATTAGGTTATGTTCCTCAATTTCCTGTTTTCTTTTTATTAAATACAGCGTTTAACGCTAGGACTAGGTTCTATGGAAACATGGAAATGTATGGGCAAGCACAAGTTTATAATAGAATAACTTTTGAAACAGGAGACTCTGCTAAACCTTCAATAAATGGGTACAATAATTGGTTAAACTTAAATGCTTATAATTTCTCGTTAAATGGAACTGGCGGAACTAATGCACGCTTTCAATATGACGCTTCAACTGGTAAATCTTCATTTTTTACTCCACTACATGTAAATAAGAATTTCACTTGCAGTGGCAGTAAAAACGCACTCCAGAAAACTGAAAATTATGGTGAAAGATTAATTAATGCATATGAAACAGCGGAATACTTCTTTGGTGATATTGGAAGTGGTAAGCTAAACAAAGAAGGTGAATGTATCATCTATATAGATGATACATTTCAAGAATGTGTTAATACAGAAATTGAATATCATGTGTTTTTACAAAAATGCGGTCAAGGTGATGTTTGGATTAAAGAAAAACATAAAACTTATTTTATAGTCGAAGGAACAGAGGGCTTAGAGTTTAGTTGGGAACTAAAAGCAAAAAGGAAAGGATATGAATATGATAGGTTAGAGCAACCAGATAATTATGATTTAGGCATTGATGATTCTGTAAGTTTTGATAGAGATTTTGAACAAGAAGATAAGAAAGATAAAGAACTAGAAAAGATATATGAAGATGAATTGAATTTTGATTTAGTAAACTTATTATTAAAGGAGGTAGCATAATGAAGTTATTAACAGGTTTTGCAGTAATAAATAATAGAAATGGTAAAATGATTTCATATACCTATGACACAGTAGATGAAAAAGGAAATTTAAAAGATTCAAATAAAAAGGAAAGCTTTGTAGTATTAGAAGGTGAAGAGGAATTAAAAACAGCAGTAGAAGCACTAGAGCAATTAGTAGAAAACAGAATGAATGAAGAAGATTAAGCCTTAAAGGGCTTATTTTTTATGTCTAAATTAAAGAAAGAAGGGATAAATTTGAATCAATTATTAAGCTATTTAATAAACTACTCCAAAGATATTTTTACAGGAAAAAATGGAGTCATAGGGGTAATAGGGGCTGTATCAGGGAGCATATTTACCTGGTGTTTCGGTGAATGGGAAATAGGTCTGAAAGTGCTGGTTTACTTTATGGCAGCAGACTATATAACTGGCCTTTGGTGTGCAGGAAAGGAGAAAGAACTTAGTTCTAATGTAGGTTTTAAGGGACTATTAAAAAAATTTACAATTCTTATAGTTATATCTATAGCAGTTATGGTGGATAGACTATTAGGACAAGGTTGGATATTTAGAACTCTAGTTATATATTTCTACATTGGGATAGAAGGGTTGTCTGTACTAGAAAATGCTGCAAGGCTAAATGCTCCTATCCCAGATGGGCTAAAAGATGCACTTATACAATTAAAAGAAGGGAATAAAAAAGAAATTAAGAAAAAAGAGCAAGGGATTTAAATTCTCTTGCTTTTTAATATATAAATTTTAAAAAATAACAAAGGAGAGGATTTATAATGGTAAAAGTATTTTTAGATGCAGGTCATGGAGGAAAAGATCCAGGAGCATTAGGTAATGGAATGAGAGAAAAGGATATAGCTTTATCTATTACGAAAAAAATAGGTTCAATATTAAATAGACACAATGTACAAGTAGTATATTCTAGAACCACTGATGTTTTTCTAGAACTATCTGATAGAGCTAGAAAAGCCAATAATGCTAATGTAGATTGCTTTGTTAGCATTCATACTAATGCATTTAAGGATTCTAGTGCTCAAGGAGTAGAAACATATAGTTATCCTGGAAGCTCTAAAGGCAAAAAACTAGCTAAATCAATTCAAGATGAAATAATAAAGGCTAAATTATATACAAAAAATAGAGGGACTAAGACTGCTAACTTTGCGGTATTAAGACAATCAAGAATGCCGGCTGCTTTAATTGAGACTGCTTTTATAACAAATAAACAAGATGCTCAACTATTAAAAAACAAGCAAAATGAATTTGCTACAGCTATAGCAAAAGGTATTTTAAAGTATTTGGGAATACATTATAAAGCAGAAACTAAACCACAACCAAAGCCAGGGGGAAAGCTATATAAAGTACAAACTGGAGCTTTCAGCAATAAGAACAATGCTCAAAAGTTAGTTAATGAATTAAAATCAAAAGGATATGATGCTATAATTGTACAAGATAAAGGATTATATAAAGTCCAGACTGGTGCGTTTAGCAAGAGAGAAAATGCGGACAACCTAGTTGCACAATTAAAGAAAGATGGATTTGAAGCTTTTATTGTATAAAATTATGCTCAGAGATAATGCTTTGTTTTTGATATATGTCTAGTAAGGTATATTGAAAAGCTTTCAAATGCGTATATATCAATGTCTATAATAAGGTTATAAAACAGGTCGTTTAGAACGACCTGTTTTATAAATACAAATATTCGTTGTAAAATAACTATTTTTTTATAAGAGTTATCTTATAAATGGTATATAATATAAGATAATATTATACAATTATAAAATTTAGGGGGGCAATATTATGGAAGCTACACAGTTAAAGTGGGATATCACATGTACCGATATTGAAGTGCCAGTAGAAAACACTGAAACAAAAATTAGAGAAATTTACGGGGGATTTGGAAGAGATCAAAGGATTTTAACTGTTCCTCAAATAGCCGCTTTACATTCAGAAAATCCTGATGACAAAAAAGAAATAAGAATCAGAGTTAGAAGAATAAATGAATTAATAAAAAATAACATAATTCTTGATAGTGGAGATAAGTATTTTGAGTTTGGAATAGATATAATAGACTTAAAGAAAGATGGAAATACTGAGATATTCAGTAAACTCAAAAAAGCAGGTGTATATACTCAGGCACAGATTGGAAATTCAAAAAATATATTTATACTTTCTGAACAGGGATATTCATTATTAATAAATCTTATGCAAGACACAAAATCTAAATTAATTTATAAAAATGTGATTAGAGATTATTTTAGATTAAGGCAAGAGTCTTTAACTCATGAAGATACAGAACAATATATGTTAAGACTTCTTGGAAAAAAAGAGAGAAAGAAAACAACTGATACTATAAAGTTTTTCATAGAGAAGGGCGATTTAGAGCATGATGATAGAGATTGGAGAAAAAATGCATATGCAATTGAAACTAATTTCATATATAGAACTTTATTTGGTATGTCTGCAAAAGATATTGAAAGATTTTTGGGACTTGATTTAAAAAAATACGATACTGTTAGAAATTATCTTTGCATAGAAGATATAGATGATATAATGAATATTGAAGGAAGGATAGGCTATATGAAAGAAGATGGCTATAGTTATCAAGATATTAAAAAAAGAGTAAAGGAATTATATCCAGAACCAAGAAATCCTAAGTTAGCGGGAAAAGATATAAATTTAATAAGACAATTAATGTTGAATTAAGGAATTCAATACATATATTATTACGACCTGGTTTAATGCCAGGTCTTTTTTTATGCCCAAAATAAAAGAATTTTTAAAATAATTTTGCATAAATAGCTATAGGATAGTAGTATCAAGGCTTACATAAGATTAAAATAATTTAGCTATAGACTTGACAACATATGTACTGTAGTCTATAATATAGTTAAGAGGTTAGGAAATAAAACAAATTCAAGGAGGAATGTAAAGATGAAAAATTTATTTAAAAAGGCTCATGAAATGACAAGGAAGTTTGTAAAGGAATACAAAGTTGATTATCAAGCACAATTCGGTTTATGTTTATCATTCCTCTTTGAAGCAAAGGAGGAGAAGAAAATGGTAGAGTTAAAAGGTTCAGAAAAACAAATAAAATGGGCTGAAGACATAAGAAAAGAAATGATAGCTAGTATTGAAAGAGAAATAGAAGTAGTAGAAAGTATAATAACTAGCTTGATTGATAAAAAAGCAATAGAAAGAAACAAAGATGAAGTTAAAGAATTAAAAGAAACTATAGAAGAAGTTAAACAAATAGAAAGTGCAAAATTCTTTATAGACAACAGTGCTGAAAAAGGCACAGGTGTATTAGTTTTACTACAAAACATAAAAAAGGCAGAAAAAGCATTAGAAAAAATAAAAAAGTTAAAACTTGCGGAGTTAAAAGGTTCAGAAAAACAAGTAAAATGGGCTAATAAAATAAGAGATGAAAAATTAAAAAGATTAGCAGAAATTGAAGATTGGAGATGGAACGAATATTATTACGATTATTCAAAAGAGGAAATTATAAAAGTCATAGCAACTGAAATAATAAGTGCTAAAACTTTTATAGACACTAGATATTCATTAGATAGTTTAGTAAAAGAAGCTATAGAAATGAACAAATAAAAAGAGGGGTGAAATCCCCCTCTAACTAAAAAACAAGGAGGAATTAAATAAAATGGAAAAACTAAAGTTAGGTAGAGTTATAAGAAAAGATGTATTTGAAAAAGAAAGATTTTTTAATGATTATTTAGATGGTATAGGTAGAGTATTCTTAGATTATAAATGTAGAATGAACGATAATAGAGAAATAGTAGATAGATTTAGAATTTTATTATATTCTGACGAAGTAAAAGGAAAGCATATATTTTATTCTGACGGATTGAGCATGGCTATAAGCTATGAAAGCATGGCTAAGCAATTAAAAGAATACTGCAAGGCTTTAGAAAAGAAGGAGATAACTGAAAGAGAATGTAGAAAGGCTTGGAGAGAAATTGGACGTATGCACTATTTTGGGCTTAACTTAATAAAAGTAGACCTTTCTAGAAGTATGGAAGAAATGAATAATCAAATAGGTAACAATATTTTAGCTATATTAGAAGAAAGGTATATAAGTATTAGGGAGATGTCTATAGATATGAATTTAGATTACGCAGGACTACACAGACTAGTAAATAAAGATAGCTTAGAAAATGTTACATTAAAGAAGTTGCTAGAAGTAGCTGAATATCTTAAAGTAGATGTTCAGGATTTATATAAATAGGTGGGCATATGAAGAAGTACAGCAAAAAAGAATTAATAGATATATTTAACACTAAATACAAAGAATTAGGAAGGATACCTAATCGTGATGAAATAGGATATAGGCAGCCAATTAAAAGGCTCTACGGCGGATATAACAATTTTCTAAGGGAACTAGGACATTTACCTAATTACTTGAGAACTAAAGAAGATTATATAAAATATGTTCAAAAATTAAATAAAGAGCTTAAGAAAATTCCTTCATTAAATGACTTAGAAGATAGGGGAGTTTACAGACTATCCATATATAAACTATTTGGAAACTATAATAATTTATTAGATTTAGCAGGGTTTGAAAATAGAAGAAAGACATATACAAATAAAGAAAATGAAGAGCTTCTAAGTGATTATATAGAACTGTGTAATAAACTAGAAAGGTGGGCTACTACTAGAGAGCTTAAAAGTATTGATATATACGAAAATAGATTTGGTAGTATTATAGAAGTCAGAAAATTGGTTGTAAATGATGAAAGACTGAAAATAAAAGACAAGGTGATAGAAAAACCTTTTAATAGAAAATATTCTGATGAACAGATAAAAGAATATATAGATAAAGCTATGAAAAAATACGGTAAAGAAGTAACCAAAACGGAAATGGTAGAATTTTTAAAGAACATAAAAGGACCTTCTATAAATACTATTATGAAAAGATATAAAACTACAAGCTTTAAGAAAATGATAAAAATTCACATAGGAGAGAATTGAATTGAAGGCAGCATTATATATTAGAGTGAGTACATCTGAACAGGCTAAAGAGGGATATTCTTTAGCCGCTCAAGAAAATACATTGAAAAGGTTTTGCGAAATGCAAGAATTTGAAATTTATAAGGTCTATGCTGATGAAGGAATATCCGCCAAAAACATTAAAAAACGTGAGAAATTACAACAAATGTTAAAAGAAACAGAGCAATTTGATGTTGTAGTAATTTGGAAAATTAGTAGAATGGCTAGAAATATGAAAGATTTATTGAATATTGAAGAGTCTTTAAGAGACAATGACGTTGCTTTGATTAGTGTCACAGAACCATTTGACGCTACGACATATGTAGGGAAATTTATTTTTCAAATATTAGGAGCAGTGGCGGAATTGGAAAGAGAAATTCTAGCAGAAAATATATCGAATGCTTTAAAAGAAAAAACTTCACAAGGCAAAAGAAATTTTACTAATATATTGGGTTATGATATTGTTAATAAAAAAATAAAACCTAATAAAAAGGAACAAAAACTAGTAAAGAAAATATTTTTGACTTACAAAGAAACGGTGAATCTTTCAGGAACAGCCAGAATCATAAATAAATTAGGCTATAAAGGCTTGAGAAACAAACCTTTTACAGCGAACTCAATAAGTGTGATTCTTAATAACACAAATTATATCGGAATAGTAGAACATAAAAAGAAAGAGTTTTATATTGCAAAAGATTTTCAAGGGTTTATAGATAAGGACTTATTTCTAGAAGTACAACATTTGATTCTAGAAAATAAATATAAAAACAAAAAGGATTTTGAAGAAAGGCTTAAAAAAATAGAAGAGATTTTAAAAGGACTAGTTTAATAGCTAGTCTTTTTATCTTGCAATCTTACGTAAAACTGACCTTCTATTCTCCTTATATACGATTCATTTTAACTTTATCAATACAATTACATTCTGATTATATTAAAACTTAATATAAACTAAATACAAGCGTTACGATAGGTTTATATCATTTTGTGCTTATCTTTACGTTGAACCTATGTTCTGATATAATTGTTATAGAAAAATAGGGGGAGATTTATATGTTAGAAGAAAAAGAGTTACAAATTATTAAAAATAAAATAAAAAATAAAATTTCACTAGAGATAGATGAAATTTCTAAATATCTTAATATAGAAGAAAGATTAATAAAAAATATATTTGTTATGTATAAAGCATTTGGAAGAAAATCAGTAGAGAGTATAACATTATCTAATGAAGAAATAGATGATGTTATTAAATTAGGATATCCAGAAGAAAAAAGACTAGTTGACTAGACTAGTCTTTTTGAGGGGACACAAAAAATGTTAATGAAACTATATAAGAATAGTGTACTATGTTTTTAGTATTTGGTCAATATTTAGTAAATATCATGTCATAAAATTCTTTTTAAATTATATAATATAAATTGGGAGGTTTTATAGGGGAGGGGCAACTCCATTATAAATCAAGCTTTTCTCTTTCTTCTAGAACTCTTCTTTTTGGAAGAGTTCTTACTTGTTTTTTGCATTTTTAAATTTTATTAATAAGCATTGTTACGATATAAAAAAGACTAGCTAATATAACGCTAGTCTTTTTTTAACGTCAAAAATTCGTCAAAAATAAATTTATAAATATGGCTTAAAATGTTCAATAGTTTTAAAGTTGCTTTAATTGGATTGTGCATTTTACTATATTTGGGTTAGAATGTTTTAAAATGTTTTTTAAAATAAACTTAAATAATATATGACACAGATATATTAATTACATATATAACTTGGCTATTTACTGATACTTGTGTAGTCAACGTCAAAAAAACGTCAAAAATAAATTGTTAAAAAATTTGATTCACTTTTCTTGCGGCAGTGTTAGCCATATCGTCTGTAAAATGAGAGTATGTTTTTATGACTACCTCTACAGTATCTCCCATCAATTCAGCCACAGTTTGAAAATCTACTCCATTGGCTATTAAGGTGGTGGCATAGGTATGTCTTAAGTCATGTATCGAGTTATCAAAACCTATTTTTTTCATCTTATCGTAAAATCTTGTACAAACAGTGTTGGTATTCCTATCTGGAAATACTCTTCCATCTATATTTTTTATGTTAGAGCTTAAATATTTTCTTAATGGTGCTATTGCGGCTTTGGGAATCGGCACAACCCTTTCTTGGGACTTAACAGTACCAAAGCCATAGCTACCATTTTTAAGTCTTTTCCATTGCTTATTTATATCTATTTCTTGCTTATTCAAATCTATGTCAGTTTCGCATAACCCTATTATTTCTCCTACCCTCATTCCACAATGTGAAGCCAAAAGACAAATCATGTAATCTTTTTCAGGATACATTTTATTTAACAAGTTGTTTAATTCTGACTTAGTTAAAGCTTTTACTTTTCTGTCTTTTTTTATCTTAGGTAACATTATATCGCTTGTGATAGGGTTTTCTGTTATTACTTTATAAGGGCTAACCGCTGCCTTGAATAAGACTTTCATTTTGCCGACATATTGATTTATTGTATTTGGGTGTAGCCCGTTTTCTATCATTTTATTCACACTTTTTTGTATGTGAGCAAATTTTATATCCTCTATTTTCATTTCATTAAGTTCATTAAATTTTTTAAACACTATACTATAGTTTATTATAGTGTTTTCTTCTCTATGCAACTTTAAATCTGATAAAAACATATCTTCAAATTGGGCTAAAGTTATCTTTTCATGTCCTTCTGTTAGTTTCACTTTAGATTTTTCTTTTAGCTCATCAAGCCTTTTATCTGCCGCCACCTTTGCTAACCCTCTAGTCCTAAAGCCTTGCTTACTAGCCTTATATTTCCATTTCTTGTTTTCTTTTACGGTGATTATATATTGCCAACCCTTATCTTTTTCACGATAAGTGATGTTGTATTCCATTTTTATTCCTCCTTACATATAAGAATAAGAGAGGTATTCTGCAGTTATACCTCTCTTAAGTTTAGCCTTTTATATTTAGTGTTGCCACTAACTTACCTAAGATTTTTATGTTCCCATCTTTAAATACTCTTGGCGGATACTTAGGGTTTTCAGATACTAGTGTGATAGAATTGTTGTCTTTGTATACTCTTTTTAGGGTAGCTTCACATTCTATATCGTTAATCTGTACTGCTCCTATTTCTCCGTTTTCTAAGTCTGGTTGTTTTTTTATGAACACAATGTCATCTTCGTATATTCCAGTTCCTATCATGCTATCACCCTTGATTTTTAATGCGAAATCCGCTTTAATAGATTTATCTAGGTGAAAGTATCTTTCTATGTTTTGCTTAGCTAATATAGGCGTTCCTGCTGCTATTGTGCCAACTAAGGGTACTGGATTAGAGTTGCTTTCTATTATAGTTTCTCTGTTTTGCAGGTCCTTTTCCATTAAGTCGGATAAACTAATATTGAATATGTTTGCTATATCTGATAAAACTCCGACATTTGGAATTCTCTTCCCCTTTTCCCACTCGCTAATAGCGGAGGCACTTTTAAAACCTAGCATTTCAGCAAGTTCTGGTTGCTCCATTCCGTTTTTCGTTCTCAGATATTTCAAATTGGACTTAAAATACTGATTAATCATGTTTTTACCTCCTTCTTTACTACATGCATTATAGCATAAATTCTATAAATAAGAAATAGATTTCTAAAAAAATAATTCTAAATTTTAGAATTAAAACTCTTGACTTCTATTTCGTAGAAGTATATAATAGTAAATAGTGGAGGGGGTGGATAAAATGTGCAAGAAAACTTTAAGACAATTGAGATTAGAAAATGATTTAACCCAAGAAAGATTGGCCCAACGGACAGGCTTAACGCTAAAAAGTATATCTAATTATGAGTCAGATGTGAATAGGTTAAGAAACGCATCATATGCTAATATTTTAAAAATTGCAAACATCTTAGGTGTAGAAGTGAATCAGATTTTTTTGGGCTAGACTTCTATATTATAGAATTGGGGGGAGGAAGAAAATATGAATGATTTAAAAATTTTCAAGAACAAAAACTTTGGGAAATTGAGGACTGTAACAATTAACAACAGCCCTTATATAGTAGCAATAGATGTGGCGAAGGCTTTAGGATATAAAAATCCACACGATGCAATTAAACGTCATTGTAAGGGGGTAGTGAAACACGCAGTCCTTACGAAGGGAGGTAAACAAAAAACAAATTGCATAAAAGAAGGTGATATTTACAGATTAATCACTCACTCAGAGTTACCACGGGCAGAACAATTTGAAAGTTGGGTATTCGATGAAGTCCTACCAACAATAAGGAAAACTGGTGGCTATGTAGTAGAAGGCAGGGAAGAGGAGTTTATAGACATATATTTCCCAACATTATCAGAGGAAACTAAAGTAGCTATGGTAAAAGACTTGCAAAGAAGTGTGAAGGTCATGAAACCTAAGGCGGATTACTTTGACAATTTAGTAGAAAGAAATTTACTCACTAATTTTCGAGACACCGCAAAAGAATTAAAGGTTAAACAAAATTTTTTCATGGAATGGTTGGAAGACAATAACTTTATATATAGGGATAGTAAGGACAAGCCTAAGCCATGTGCAGACTATACACCAGAATTATTTGAAATGAAAGATTTTGTAGCACCTAACGGTTTTACAGGGGTCCAAACCTTTATAACACCTAGGGGAAAAGAAACATTCAGATTGTTACTACAAGAAAAGGGGGTTCTAGGGAATGAGTAAATATGACTTATATTTAAATGCATATATTCGAACTGTAAAAAATTTTGACCCTTACAAAGACAACAGCACAGATGCTATTAAGAAGGCAGTTTTTTATGGAGTTAAGGCAATTAATAATAAACCAAAAAGAGAACATTTAATTGAGGAAGAAATAGTAAATGAGTTTAATTTCATATCAGGAGTCAAAGCATTAATGAGTGTATTGACCCCTAAGGAATTTACAAATATGTTTCCAATAGAAAAGGATTATGACGGAGACAAATATCAGATGAAAGATTATTTTTATACGAGAGATTATATAAGTAAACTGGATTCTAATAGACCTATAGGAAATGACGAAAGAATTTTAGAATTTTTATGGGAATATCATAACTGGGATATATCATTCTTTGTTATTGCAAGCACGAGGTGTATATCAGACTATAACCGTTTACATGGAGAACCTACTTTCATGGACGATTTTGCAGAAACAATGGGTTTAGATACCTATACAGTTTATAGGGACGATAAAGGTAACGATTTTATCATAGATGATGGCAGAACAGTTAAACTAGAAAAACCTAAACCTAGGCGACCTAAACATTTTAAGGTTATTAAGTAAGGGAGGTTTAAAAATGTATAAACTGCTTACTACAAAGGACCTTGCAGAACGTTGGCGAGTATCTACTACAACAGTAAACAGATGGGTAGATGATGGTGTCATACCTCCCGTCAAAGGATTACCTAGTAAGAGATTTAGGCTAGAAGATGTTTTAAAGCTAGAGGGGACTGAAATAGGAAAGTTATCCCCTCTTGAAAGGAAAAGGCTGTTGAAGGAAGTAAGGACCTTAGAAGAGGAAGTAGAGGGTTTGAAACATGAAAATGAAGAATTAAAGGACTATGTAAGATTTATTCTTGGACGTGGAGTTAATTTAGTAAAGGAGGGTTAGGCATTATTGACTTATTAGGTATCGGTTTGAACGATACCAAGATTAAAAGGAGGCTTAAACAATGTTAATTTTACTATTTACTTTTACAACTATAGCAATTGTAAGTTTAGCAGTATCAATTTTGTTAAACAGCAGGGAGGTAGAATAATGGCTAACTTTGTAGCTAGTCCTTTAAGTCCTGCAATAGCCTTTATATTAGGTATAACTTACTTGGTATGTTTAGCTATAGATTTAAAAAAAGAAAATAATTAGGAGGAATGTGAAGATGAAAAAAGTATGTTGTTGTTGCAAATATTATGATTATGACTACAAAGTTAAATGCGAAGAATGTGATGATGAATATAGTAACTTTGTAGAAGCAGACGAAAGTAAATAAAGGAGGAATGTGAAGATGAATATAAATGCTGAATTAGTTAAGAGGGAATATATAGAAGATATAAATTTATGTATAAGGCTGTTGGAAACTTTGAAAAACGACTATATAACGCCTGGAACATCTAGTGCAATTAACTCAGATAAAGTAAAAAGAATAAGATTGACAATTCATGATATATTAAAACACTATTAGGAGGTGGACAAGTGTCAAACCGTTTATTAAAAAAGAAAAAGACCTTCTCAGACTGCCATCTGAAAAAGGTCAAGCAAAAACTTTGATTAGTGTTATTATAACACATTTGGAGGGATTTAAACATGGGTAGAC